GTAAGGGAACGTAGGGGTGTTGTCTGTGTATTTAGTATCACCGAATGTGTACTGGTCACGGTCCTGACGGACAGTTACCGAACGCAACAGCTTCGGAGCTACCGTTGACCACGAAACTTCACCAACAGTCAAAGAACCTGACGCTACTTTCACGTCAGATCCCGACTCGCCATACACTCCTTGACCTCGTTCAGCGAAATATGTTTTCCCATTGAATCTTGCAACTGATTGAACATTCCCAGAAGCAGCCGCAGAAACAATGTCAGGTGCCCAAGCGGGGACCAGAGTTTCAGTGAACCGAGTTAAATCAACACGATAAACCTGTCCTGACCCTCCCCCCCACCAAATGAAACGATTATCTGCATCCAATGAATAGGCTGCACCCCCATTATCAATGACAGGTCCAATGGTTACGGCGTTTGAAGCTGTGTCAACAAGCCCTATGCGAAGTCCTGCGCTAGTTGCAGCAGCAATAATGCCATTGTAAGAAATGATTTTATTGATTGATTCTCCACGAGGAAGCTCACCAGCAATGGTTGGCGCATTCAATGTGCCGCTTGCTGTTGCTACCCCAATGTGATGTATCGACCCGGTGCCGTTAGTGTTGGCCGCAGCAAAGATACCTGACGGGCCACTAGCGAATGAAACCCATGTAGTTGCGCCAAGCGTCGCCGTGTAATCCAATGAAGATGAAGCCTTTGCTCCATTGACATCCAACTCAAAGATGTTGCCACCTAGCGCTCCAATGAAACGTCCAGATACAATGCCGATAATTTCTGCATTAACGGCACTGCCACCCCATCCACTGTCGTAAGTGGCGTTGTTGACAGCGACTCGTCTGATAGCTGCGGTTGAACCGAACGCCGCATAAACATACGACCCATCAGACGCAAAGTCTTTAATGTCGTAGCCCATGTCAGCAGTAGAAGCTGACCAGCTAGCACCTGTCCAAGCTGATGTGTATTTCAGGTTTTGTCCATCAGAATAGTAAGCGAATGTGTTACCTGACACATCGTCGTTGACAGCTTGAAGGTTTAGATCAGCGTCGGTAACAGAAACTTTCTGCTCAGTTGAATTTAATAAAGTTATTTGGCCTTTAGTCCACGGATCAATGCCAGCAGAAATGCTGAACCGGCGACGATCAGAGTCATCCAAATCAAAATGCGTTTGACCAGCACCATAACTCCAGTCAGTTTGAGAACGAGTCCAAGCGCCACTTGTATCTAAAGTGTTTTCGCCCGGCTCTTTACTTGTATCCCTTTGTTCACGCAAAGCAGGCACCGTTGTACGCCTATATTGGCGTGTGTCGATAAGGAACTGAGTCCCATCAATATCAACAGGCAGCGATGCAGGGTTATAACTCACGCTTTGAACCCACTCCAGTTAGCACCCGGACGATTAGCCGAGTTTCGTTGCCACATCTGAGGGTACATTGAAGCTAACCGGGCAGCTTCAGCTTGGACACGCTGATCTCGACGGAACCGCAGATCTCTCATTGAAGCAGATATAGCCCCCGGAGGTACTTCTTCCGCCATTCTCGAAGTTCCTTCAGCATCAAGGAACTCTCGGCGTATGGGAGCAGTTGTCATTAAAGCTAAAGCTGCGCCTAGAGGCGGTAAATCGTAAGCTGTAGATTGCAGCCCGGTAGTAGAACGAGCGGTTGCCCCATCAGCGATAGGGGTAAGTGGCGACTTGTAACTCACTGTTACTTTTTGGCCCGGCCACGCCGACGTATAAAGAATAAGCGCTAACCCACTACTGAATGAACTTGTGTCACGGTTTCTTTTCAATCGCCACGACATCACTTCAGGTTCGCTGGCTTCTGACCCAACATCTGCGTAAGTAACTGAGTAAACAGAATTAACTACGTTGCTCCCAGTGTCAAGGTTGTAACCGTCTACTCCCCCGTTGTAAGTAAAACTTGTTGTCAACATTTGGAACAAGCCGCTACTCGGGGTAGACAAATCAGCTAATTCGTCATTGATTGATTGAACAATGCGATGAGTTGGGAACTTCGGGGAAACCCGAACGATTGAATCAACAGCGTGTCCCGTTGCTGAAGCAGTCGAACCACCATACCCACGGATAACATTGACTTGTGTGTCACCAGTTTTAGATGTGACGTACATAAGCTCTGAACCAATTTCAATGACAGTGCCCCTTGAAATGCCACCTGCTAAACCCTGAACATAGATAGTTGTGCTAGTCGCATCGGAAACAAGTGGCGCAATGACAAGATCAAGTTCCTCAACATACCCCGACAAAAGCATGTCCCTTGTCTGGTCAATCCATACTTGTGCAGTCATTGTTTGCTCCCGAGAACGTCGTTAAGGGCTCGTTCTTTACGTTTCTTTTCCGACTTTGGTCCTTGGAGGAGCGTTCCGGCTGTGATCTCGTGCGAGGTCGAAGCGTCCCGTTCCATTTTGGCAGCGCCATCAACAGTCTTGGGCTGAATACCCTCAGATCGGAGGCGTTTGTAGGCTGCCATATCCCTTTCTTTGTCTCTTTCTTTAGCTTTAGACCCAGACCAATCAATCGCCTTGCCATCGTGCATACCTCTTGTCGGTGTAGCTGACGCAGCGATATGCACTTCACCGAAATACTTACGAACAACTCCCCCACACGAATCGCAAATACCGTCATAGGTTTCATCAAACCCGTGACGAATCTCATGGTTCAACCCACAGTCGAGACATCGGTAACAATAAATTGGCACTATTCTGGTCCTACTCTGAATGAATAACCTGCCCCAACGAGGACAGTTTCTTCTGCTTCTGTTAAATCACGAGGGCTTTCATGTCCCCCATAGATCCATCTTGTCACGGTTGAAGCGTCTGATGGAAGATGGGTTTGTACAACTGATCCATTGACAATAAAGACATTCCCACCTTTAACTCCCGGCGAGAAATGCCTCATCAATGCGTAAGCTGCTCGCGAAGGTGCATCCTCTGGGACGCCGACCCGTGAAAGCGTGTTAGAGGTTGGCATAACAAGTAATCGGTACACTTGTTTGGGCCCCATAACAGATGTGCAACTGATAGTGCTGGCGGTAAAGGTATAGTTACCACTTGCTGCCTCCGAAGGCATAGACGCTGTAGCCGCAATAGTCGCTGGCGTAGCATCAATAGTTATGTAAAGTGAATGGCCGGGGAAAGCCGCCTGACACGCCACAGTAGCCGGCGTAACAGCCGCTGAGACCGTCGGGGTGGGGAGCGTAGCTGGGGCTTCAATGCCGCCCTCTACGACGATTGAGTTAGCTGTGACTGTTGGAACAATTACTACCGGACAAGCAACGGTTGACGCATTAACTGTCGCCGGGACCGATACGCCAGCCGAGAACGTCGTCGTAACACCGATTGTGGCTGGCGTCGCAATCGCCGCCACAGTAAAGCCAGTATCAACAGGCTGAGAGTAGCCAACACCCGACTGGCTGTAATCCACCAAGATACGGTTGTCTGGTATCGAGGTGTCACGTTCTGGATAGGTGAAGCCACTCTTGTTATAGTCATAACCTGCGCTATAAGCTACGCCACCCGGACGTTTCGGTGTGTAAACATATGCAAACGTGAGCGACAGATCTGCCGTACACCCGATTGTGGTAGCAGAAATAATCGCATCACGTTTTGCGTAAGGAAAGTTAGCTTCCCTATATTGAATGCCGCTTTCATTGTAATCGTAGCTACCCGGATATTTTGGGGCGTAGTCGAACCCCGGCTCTTGATATTCAATCTCGTCTTTGTTGTAAGGATTGACAGCGGGGAGCGGCACCGGGAAGCCTCATCTTTCTAGCTGGTAATTGCTGCTGTTTCTGGATCTCCCACTTTTCTGGCAGCAACAGCCTTACCAATAGATACAAGGGCCGCAACACCGGCGACCTTCAATGAGTCAGACCAATCTGGTCCGGGCACTGCCATCGCAGCTACCCACGCCTGAGCGAAGGTAGAGATAGCACGTTCCAATGAATCTTTAATAAAACGCTGGTTGAACAACTTGGTTCCTCCGTATTTTCATTGCAGCCCAAGTCTGTGGGCCTACAATTCCGTCAGCAACAAGCGAATTAGCTCGTTGCCATTGAATAATTCTAGCTTTAGTTCTCCGTCCAAAAATACCATCTGCTACTAACCCGATGCGTTGCTGCACCAATCTTACAGCAGCGGACTTTGAACCTTTGCGTAACGTACCCGAAAATGGAACGAGCCCGTCCTCTGGTTCTTTAGGTAGGGTAAGCGTTGGAGCTTCTACAATCATTTTTCGAGCAATCAAAGCTCTCAATTCAATCATTGAAAATGATGGATCAACCTTACGTGAGGTCCATTCCTTATGCCCGATCACAGTATTCAATGGATTCCATTGAAATCCGTCACACAGAAAAGCGCACAGGTCTACCAATGCGTTCATCTGAGCCTCGGGTATATCTTCACCCAACCCGTCATTAATAAGAGAAACACCTATTAAACGAGAGTTAGCGCTGATCTTACCGGGACTTGTAGCGTCCCCTACTACCGGATTGTTCTGCTGCATCCGTGTCAACACAGCTTGTAAGCCTCGGCCAGCGTGGTTAGCTTTCACGTTCTCAGCAGTCAACTTGACAATGGTGCCATTACGTTTGATGATGTAGTTGTATAGAGGTCCGGGTACTTTGTTGACTCCTCGTACACACATTGCGATCACGTTGTCGGGATCTGCGTTGCGGTTTGAGGCGGTGTGGTGGACGACTATGCCGAATGGTTTGAGTGGCCGCCCGGTGTTTACTTTGCCGGGGGCATCAACCAGTTTCATCTGGGGCTTCCCAATCGAGCGTTTCTACACTCCAGCCCTGCGTCCATACACCTGATGTGGCGTTAAAGACAGGAGCTTCCCGAACCAACTTTTGATAAGTCAATGGAGGCTTAGGGTTTTCGTCAGACGCATCTTCAGGATAAGTAACAACGGTTTCAGGGGAATCGTCAACTTCGACAGCACGCCAGCGATCTGGCAGAGGATCTCCCACATTCCAATCTGGATGAACAGCTTGGATATCTCCTGAATGTCGGGGATAATTTCCTTCTATATCCATGTAAACGATATTCAACATTAGAAAGCACCCAATGTGATAGCACCTGTTTTTGCTGTTGTCGTTGCAGTTATGCTTTGGAATTGATTCGGTTGAATACTCCCCCAAGAAACACCGCTTGTACTAGTTTTAACCCAATCCGAAGTTGCGCTTGTAGCATACGAAGTGTCTGAAGTTAAAACCCACGTCGTATCGTCTACAGCAGGACCAGACCCAGTACCAAGAGTTGCTGTGCCTGTTGTCGAACCATCTGTTTTAACTGCCAATACATAAGCGCCAGTGTTTGTTGTGCCATCTGCATAAGAACCAAACGCCATATATAATATATCTTCGCTATAGCTCAACGCTAGTTGTCGAGGGAACTGGTAGTTGTAGGCATCAGTTATGTCTGTTGCTTGTCGTAAATCGTAACAACGATCAATCGTACCGCTACTGTTGTACCTATAAATAATAGTTCCCATTCGGTTGACAGAACCTTCAGCGTATTGGTAGGTATGGGTCTGCCAAATATTTTCGTTTGAATCAATTACAGGTGTGGTTTGATACCCTTGTTGCCCATTTTGACCAGTTCTATATGTTTCTCGTGACCAAACAATATCGCCGCTAGATGTACCAAACTCATTAATTTTACATAAATGCGTTGAAGAGTCACCGTTGTTCATACATACCAAGTAAAGGTAGTTTCCTTTACCAGTTAATTGGAATGATCCTGTGTTAATAGTCCCTGTGTTTGGGTAATAACAATGAGAATCTTCTGAACCGTGACCGCCCCCATAACGTCTAAAAAGTTGGGCACCACCATTTTGATAGCTGACATTGCTTGTCCCAAAATAAAAATCGTGGTCCTCCCAAATAGAACTGCTGCTGCCAGTAGCTCTCAACCAGTTTCCAGCCGAGTAAGCGTTTTGCGCCCATCCGGGGGTGTAACTCTTAGCATAAGCAATTGCGTATTCGCTACTGCTTTTGGTGAACACAGTATTGAAAACAGCGTTTTGGTAACTTTGTTGAGTCTCATAGAGACGAGAATTGCCTACAAGTATGTTGGAGTCACTAGAAGCAAGAATACCTCTTGG